CACAGGTGGAAGTATGCCCCCATTCAATGCACACGCCATCCAATTAGGGTCAGGGTGTGTTACCTTTGCAGGTTCATCTAGGTTGTCAGGGTCTTCCCATACAATGCAATACTCACTTCTGTATGGCTCAAGGTTTTCTTTTGCCCATCCTAGTCTATCCCATAAATGTGTTCCTTGAAATTCTGGTGTCATGCTAAATCTCCTAGTAACGATATTAATACAACAGTGGCATCGTGATTTCCGTCAGCACTATTTGATGGTGCGAGTCTAGTTCTTTGAACAGTAGTTGTTAAAGCTGACGATGAAGGAAACATAGTATGACAATCACGACTTCCCGGCTCACCCCCATTACCACTACCTGAGTATGAAGTGTTATTCATAGCAGAAGTTATTGTGTTAGAATATTGTCCTGTGGAATGGTCTGTTAAACTACTGTGATTAAAGCTATCAGCAGTTGCTATTGTTCCACTACCATTAAAATTTATCCATGCTTTAGCTAATCCTTGCTCTATATTCGTAGTGGTAATATTCCCTGCACCTGCAACTATAGTGATGCTGTTCTTTGCGTCTACTCCCTCTAGGGCATTTGTTCTTAGTGTACTCATGCCAAGTCTCCTACAAACGCTGACCCATTTAATGTCATGTCATTTGGTATGTTTCCATCTCCTGAAGCATCACCAGTAACTCCATAATTAGCTCTAAAGCTACCTGTAGCATGGGTATTATTTGTACCACATAAGTGACTACCTCTGCCTGAAGAGTCATCTACAGAGCCATCTAAAAGAGCATAATTAGTGTTTGCCATTGAATTAGTAAAAGAGGTGGTATAATCACCACTGCCGTTATCAGTCATGCCACTAACATTAAAGCTATCCCTACTAGCAGCTCCACTAGCAGAGCCATCATAGTTTACCCAAACTTTAATTAACCCCTGCTGTAAGTTGGTAGTTGTAGAGTTACCCTCTCCTGTGACGGCAATAGACCCTGCTGTTGTTGTGCCTGTGAGTGTGTTTGTTTTAAGTGTTGCCATTATGCCAAGTCTCCAAATGCTGATGTAGACCAATCTCCTTGGTCACGTAGTGTACCCATTTGGTCACTGGTATCTCCTGCTGCAAAATCAGCATTACTTGTGTTTACTCTACTTGAACCTCTTGCAGGACCACAGTAACGGTCTGACCCCGGACCAGACCCTCCTGTTTCTGCTGATGCAGCAGTACGACTATAATTAGCACTATTCATATTGTTAGTGTAATTTTGTGTAAAATGTCCTGTTGTATTATCTGCAACACTAGAGATATTAAAGCTGTCAAGCACAGAGTTTGTTGAATGATTGTAATTCATCCATTGTTTAGCCAAACCCTGCACCATATTCTGTGTAACTGCTCCATTGTCAGAACGATAGGTAGTATCATTGTTTAATACAGCAGTAGTTCTACCAGATGTATCTATTGTTTGAGCCGTAGTATTATTCGTATGCTTTATGTTTTGTACTAGAAGATTGCTCATAGTATTGCTACGTTTCCTCCAGAGTTAATCGTGAGTGTGATACCACTTGCTATGGTCAAAGGTCCTGTCACGTTAGCATTTTCTGTAGCTTCTATCGTTGTGTTTACATCAAGTGTCTGAGCATTGGTTCTAAACATACCGCCATTCTTAAATGTACCTTTGTTCTGTGTCGGTATCGTAATACTTGTGTCTGTTGCACCAAGATAGATAACAAAGATATTACCTGTTCCACTTGATGGAGCTGCCGTAAACGTAAGACTTGTACCATTTGGTACTGTAAATGCGTCTACACTCTCTTGTATTACACCGTCAACGCTTACTATGATATCTTCTTGAGTAACAGTCTGGTTTAAGGTAAAAACCGTTGTAGAGCCATCTCCGTTAAACTCCTGCGTAGCAGGTCTTGATGAAAAACTAGAACCAACTTGACTACCAATATATGGCATAACTCCTCCTATGTGCTAATGGCATCCACCACAGAAACCCAAACATCTGCACTGCTTGCCGTATTGCTTTTTATTTTTAGAGCATCACCAGACTGCATTACAATCTTAGCACCTCCATCTAAAACTTGTAATGAAGAGCCAGCAGGTATGGGTGCATCCTTAACTAGATGAATATCGTCAGAACTATCGTTAATGTATACCTCTACTGTAATCTGCGAGGAGGTCACGTTTGCTACCATGATCCCAACCACAGCGTCATCTGAATTTGCTGTTCGTAAAGTTACGGCACTTGTGCCTACTGCATTGGCTGTATTTCGTTCAAAATCCTGTGCCATATCCTCTCCTTTACAATGCTATCGCCATTGCTGTGGCAAAGCCTTTACTTGCTGAGTCCCCTGCTGCGTATGTTTTAACATCAGATGCAGGAACAGATTTCATTGTGCCACCATCATTAACGATTATACCATCACTATCAGCTATTGTTATAGAGCTACCCACAGACGTTCCTCCATCTAGTAAATTTATTTCAGCAGTTGTAGCTGTTACTCCGTCTAAAATGTTTAACTCTGAAGCTGTAGATGTGACCCCATCTAAAATGTTTAATTCTTCTGGTGTAGATGTTATCTGTGTGGCACTCGCTGCCGCAAGAACTGGCAAAGTTCCAGACTGGTTTGGCAAACTAATTGTTCTGTCGGCAGTGGGATCAACCGTTGTAAGCGTTGTTTCGTGATCGTTAGCAGTGGATCCTTCAAAAACTAACGTGTTCTGAACATTTATAGTTGTGCTGTCCACTGTTGTGGTTGTGCCACTTACTGTCAGATTACCTGTTACTGTAAGGTTATCGTTTACCGTTGTCTCTGATGTCGTATGCCCTATGGATATGGCTGTTCCAGATATTCCCGTTCCTATCGCTACAGACTCACCACCATTGCCAGTATCCACAACGAGATAGTTGTCTGAACCTTGCTTTATTGTGAATGCTGTAGCTGAGTTGTCAGACACCGCTACATTTATATCTGTTCCGTCTGGACTTATAGAGTCTACAGCGATATCCCCTACGTTTGTGATATTATTGTCACCAAAACTTACATTATCGCCAAAGGTTTTGTTTGTCAGTGTAGCAGTAGACGCTGTTGATACTAAATCAACGTCACCACCTGTGCTTGGTAATGTTAGCGTGTTAGATGCACTTTCTGAGTGTGGGGCAGCCTGTAGTGCTTGTGCGTGCGCATTACCTGATTCACAATAAAAGTTAATCTTAGAACGTGAGCCTGAGTTCTTTAAATCAATTGTGCCACTTTGAATATCAACATTACCATCTAGCCTAACTACGCCAGACCCATTAGGTGTTATGGCTATGTTACCATTTGAGGTTGATACAATACTGTTTCCATTCACATCTAGGTCGCCACCTAACTGAGGAGTGGTATCATTTGCAACCTCCATAAGAGATGTGCCACCAGAAGATATTAATGAACCACTTGCATTCAAGAAGGCCATCTTAGAAGCCGGAGTAGTTATGAATACGTCTTTAGTTCCCGCACCAAAATTAACAGCACTATTACTATTTGAGCTAGATATAGGAGTTGTTCTAGCAAGAGTGTTTGGTGAGCCCGTTGCAAAGGTGCCTAACCCAACTTCAAAGTCACCATTAGTATTATCAACTATCGCATAGTATGTTGTGTCCGAATTAGAGAGATTTGCCGCAAAAGTTTCAAAATTAGTTACAGCCCCGCCAAGATTTATCGTCCCCGTTCCAGTAGTGGTAGTAGTTTCTCGTACTCTATCTGCAATCTTTAATGCCATTATGCTATCCTTATTATCGCGTTACTTGCATCAGCCGCAGGAAAAACTATAGTAAAATCACCAGACGATGCTGATTTATCGGAACCAAAATCCAACACACACACCGCCGGATCACCAGAGGCACTATCGTTGAATATCAAAGCCCCTCTGGCAGTTAAAGTAACGTTACTAAACGTTTCATCGGTAAAATCTGTCAAGGCTGTTGTGCTTGATGATGTAGGCGTTACATTAGTAAGAGCCTGTCCTTTTGCCGTATAATTTGTGCCAGACACTTCATTACTAGTGGTATACGCTGTAGTCCCGGCTCCTAGACTAGCACTAGAGGTGTACAGTGCTATATTAAAAGTATTACCGGAACTATTTGTAAAGTTGTGAACACCTTGTAGAAGCTCTACCTTAAATGATGTACACATTGCCTGTGATATCGCCATTATAATCTCCTTATCATTTCTGCAAGCTTTTCGTGTCCTGCATTTTTTATTGCGTTGCAAACAGTAGTTCTATCTGATTTTATTGCTTCTTTCATATAAAATGTAATCACTTTTTCTAAATGCGATTTAAAGGCATGAGCCTGATCTCTAATCTCAGGGGCAGCGTTATCTCCAACCTCTACAATTTTATCTACACAACGAGCGGCCACTTCTTCTGGAGTAAAGCCTCTATTGTTTGTAGTTTGTATATCTACTATTGGTGTTTTTGGTAATTCCATCAACATTATTGTTTATCCCTCATAACCATGCCTGTTCTGTAATAATCACTAACCTCTTTTGCCTCGCCATAGAGTTTAAGCGATTGAACCGCTTCAGTAAACCTTTGTGCATAATTCTGCATAACATCAGGCTCACCTTTCATAAACGTATATGCCTCCATTAAACTTCCATATAACAAAGCATTAGGTGCATTTGTACTCAACCATGTTTCACCAGAATCAGCCCCTGCGGTCAGGCTATTTGGCCTGTAGTAATAATGCAACTCTACAGCAAAGCTGCTACTGGGGGTAGGGGCTACAATAAAGTTGTCGGTGTCGAACAAAGCATAAAAGCGTGGCGATCCTGTGGTAGATGAGTTGGGCGTAAAGGTTTGTATAAAGTTTACATCTTTATAATCTAGAAACACTTTATTACTGCTTGCATCCGTAAAGCTTAAAGAAAACGGAGTAAGAAAATCGTTAGGACACGCTAAAAACTCATTACTTGAGGTAAAAGCGGCTGTCGCGTTTTTTCTAAATATACTTAGCTGAACGTTTTTAAGTATGCGCTCCTCTGCAATTTTAATAAAATTAGGTAGATTATTGGTAAAAGTCGTTTCTGTGTTTTCAGAATAGTCCTGTATTGCAGTCTTTAATGTAGCAAAAGTAAAGCTCATGTTGTCACCGTAACCTCTCCAACAGACGCGATGGCGCGTATAGTCACACCTCTGTCTGGAAAACCACCGGGACCAACTGTAACCGTCTGTGGCTCTGTTCTATCTGGTCTAGCGTCTTTTAATGCCAAGGCATCGACTACAGTAGGAAAAGGCTCAAGCTGTGGTTGCTTTGCCTCAAACTCGTCTTTGCCCACAAGAGAACCGTTCCACTCTTTGCGCATATCTTTATATTTATAACGAAATCCTGATCTGTCTGATATAGCGTAAGCGTGTTTACCTTGTGCAAATCGAGCCATCAAGAACTCCTAAAATACTCATACTGAGGCACCACATTAAAAGAAGCTCTATCTCTGTCCTCAGTCATCGCTCGTTGAAACTCTTCTTCGTATACTGCCTTTAGCATCTGTGTTCTGTTAGGCGCTCTTTTCATACTAATGTAATAAGCCAGTCCTGCTGCCAAACATGGAAAAAAACGAAAAGGCATATCCATAGTATTTATAAAAGTATCTGCATCGTCCATACGGGTTAGTGCATCAAATATTATAGTGTCTGTGCTATTTTCTGGAGTTGGCCATATCTTTAAAACAGGCGTAATCTGCCTATCCAAAAAGAATTGGTTAGGTCGGCCTGTTGTACTTTTAGTTGGTATACCTAAATATGTGGATCTGCTAATCCGTTCCATAGCAAAGTCTGTGCTGCTACGCCGTACTACAACAGACAAGATATCAATCACATTTGTATTGAGATTATACGTGGCTGTTCCAGAGGTAAGTGCTTGTGTAGTCTGTGTTATAGTCCACTGATTTAGACCGCGATTAGCCCACTCAGCTAACATAAGATTAAGAGAACGCTTGGCAGATTTAAGATCGTAACCTGTTCTGACCTCTAAACCACAACGTTCAAATGCCTCCTCGATGTACTCCGCAACGTCGAGTTCAAAGTCTGTGCTATCTGATACGGCCATTTACTCATCCTTGTTTGCGTACATATTATCAAAAATTTGGTTTACGTCCAACACATAATCTAAATCAGACTTCGAGTAATGTATATGTTGCGATGGTTTAAAATCTGGTGGACCCTCGCCAGTCTCAAACCATGCCGGATGAGTAACACGAACACGGTTGTTTGGCAAGGCTACAATATTACCAGTATAGTCGCCGGCATCTAATAACGTAAGAACATGACTTTGTTTATGCTGTGCAGGGTCATCGGCTATCTCACTTTCAGTATAGTCAACAGTAAAATGATATTTAGCAGGATAAAACTCACTACCTATTTTTGCCATCCATGGACACGGAGTTGCTCTGTTTAAGGTATACACAGCGTGATGATGAGAGGCACAATCCCAAGGCTGTGCTAAATATGTCTCCATAGGGTCGGGCCACCCTTCAAAATCAAAATCCCCTACAAGTGCAGTAATCGGCATACGCGCCCACATAGCCCCACCATGCACATTAGGCTCATCGTCATCATTTTCACACCCCGTAAATATTACTTGAAACGACAAGCACCTATTAGGCATTGTCGTAACAGCAATAGCCATCGCGTGTAAAAACTCACCATGATACTTCTCATGGTTGTGTGTATATTCTCTACGCACCCAACATTTAAAATGCGGGATGTTACTTTGTAAATACGGCAAAATTAGGCCTTTTTAGTATCCTTTACTAACTTCATTCCTTTTTTCTTAGCTTCGGCCCGTAGTTGTGCGATTGTCATTGTTTTTCTGGCTGCACCACCCTTACTCATCATTCTTGGTTTTACGTTACCGCCTTTTTTCATCATGCGTGGCTTAACATTACCACCTTTCTTCATCATGCGTGGCTTAACGTTACCGCCTTTTTTCATCATGCGAGGCTTAACACCACCGCCTCTTTTCATCGCATATGTTTTCTTTTTTCTCATATCTTGCTCCTAAGTATATAAAGTTTTCTTACGTCTGTTGGACATGACTGCCCCACACCCTCGTGCGATAAATCGTTTACCTTTTAAATTTACATCATCTTTTTCAACTTTACCACCTTTATCGTAGCCAAAAGGCAAACCTTGCAGTTTTTTTCCTGTAACGGTGAAGGTGTCTCTTACGCGTCTGCTAACATTTTTTAAAGGTATAGTTTTGTCTAAAAACTGAGAATAAGTTATACGTTTAGACGTATAGTCATCAATAGCCTTAATATATTTTCTTTCGTCTGAATTATACGCTTGTCCCATTATCGAATATAACCTCCGTTACCAAGACGCACTACGGCTTGTTTTGTATTTTTAACTACTGTCTTGCCTTTTGCACCTGCACGTTTTTTCTTTTTGGCCGTAGCTGCACGCTCTTTTTTACTTAAAGACTGCGCCTTGCTACGTGGTAAACATCTGTCTGGGTTCTTCTTATCTTTAGAGGTACCGCATTTACCTTTAATCTTGCCGTCCGTACCAATACGAACCCAGTCTTGCTTAAGCCATTTTTTAAGTTCACCCATTATGCTTTCTTCTTTTTCTTTTTACCTTTTGCGCCTTTTGCGTAATTCGGATCTTTACAGTACTTACTTGCAGCAAGATTTGCATAAGCGCTTGGATATGTATCAAAGGTACGCTTTGCCCATGCCTTACCTTCAGGACAAATCTTACCGCCCTTTTTCATTTTAACAACACCACCCTTAGCCATCTTTACTACAGGACACGCCCCGCGTCCTAGATTTACTTTACTTCTTGATTGCGGCCTGCTCATATCTTGCACTCCTTTTAATAAAGTCTTCCCACAAAGGTTTTAACATTTCATTGTTTTGTTCAATCTTAACAGACATAACAGCGGTGCGCTTGTCTACACTAATAAGCGTCACGGTCATCCAAGTAATCGCACCCAAGGATAGCGTGGTAATACTACCAACTAATGCTTGCTTAATTAACATCGCCATCTTCTCCTTGCCTGCCGTAAGCGACTATTTGGATTTTTAGCCGCCTTTGGAAACTTTTTCATCTGTCCGGCGCTTCGTGCACAAAATGACTTACGCCTTGCTTTTTCTTTAGCTGTTAGGTTCTTCTTCTTTGTAACAGCCGTTTTTAACTTACTACCCGGATTATCGCGTCTGTATTTAGCGACACCGGCGGCAGTCATTCCCGCCCCAGACTTTGTGGAGCGGAAATACTTTTTAGTTTTAGGCGGTTGTTTATCTCGCCTACGTTTAGTCATAATTCTTACGCATCATCAGAATGACGGTATACGTATCTGCACTAGAGTGTCCTACTGTGGTAAAATCAATGTCGCCAGTCACGCCAGACCCTGCATTGTTTTTAAGACCACCAAACTCACTGTAGTCGTGGTGACCACTTTGGTTTTCACCTAACTCTATTATAAAAGCATCCGATGTAGCGTCAAAAAACATTCTAACTTTCATGCCAATGCACTGCCACCATATTTTATCTATAGTAACATTTGTGCAGGTCTGACCATGACCGTTAGTGTTTAAAGCGCTAACATCAACCTTTTTTACCGCAGATTCACCAGTTCCATCTGAAATGTTCGTAAACTTCATCACAAGTGTTTTGTCATTATCGACAAGCGTTTGTGAGGTTACTGCATCAGCCATGTTACCCTCCTAGAATACTGAGTATTCTAATTCTACTGTAAATCTTCCCGCAGTTGCGTCTGCATTAAGTGTTGTTGTAGCGGCTGCGTACAGATGTTTACTTGCAATAGCTACTGCCACATTTGGTTCAAACACATGAAAATTACCGGCAGAATTATTGAAGTTTATATCAATCTCTGTGACAGATAGAGCTGCTGATAGTGTGGGTGAGAAAGCAGCTACACCTGCACCAACAATTTCTGTACCAGAAGATACCGCTGCATTAGTAGCTGTACCAGAGGTAGCACTTAATTGCAGTGATCCAACAAGAGTTTGACCTGCCGCAGTAGTAATACCAACAACAGCCTTATGTATGAAAAACTTAGTAGCTGTTACCAAATCATCAGGATGATCTGTGTTAAGTGTCCCTAATTCAACAAGAACGTCTCCGTCAGCATATTGTGTGCTTGTGTCTGTTCCGGCTAATGTACCTGCAAATGTTTGTATTTTTCTGGTTCCCAAAGAAATAAGCTGACCTGTTGAATTTACAGAAAAGCCTGTTTCTGTAAAAGCACCTGTGGCACTTGCTTTATTTACTGCTTTGAAACCTCCGATCGCACGTACTGGACCGGAAAAAGTTGAATTGCCCATGTTTATCTCCTTGTCTTGGCAAATGTCAGTTACACCATGTAACTGTCAAGGTAATTTAATTATACACAAAAAAAAGAGGGCGACAAGAGCCGCCCTCAAATATTTAGGTTTTGAAGGAAATATTATGCGCCCGGCGTACCGAACACACAACGCCAATCTGAAACACCAAAGCTATAACGCTCTCTAGCCTTGAATCTCATATTGCCGGTGTCAAAGTCACCTTCCATGGCTGTTTTAATCGGTGCACGATTAAAATATTTAAAGCCATTTGGTGCATCTGTTTTGATGAAGAACGCATCCGTGTCTGTCAAGAAATGGTTTACTACAGCACCTTGTGGTAGCATACCCATGTTATTGATAGCGTTTGCGTCATTGTCAGATGTTCCCGGTCTTAGATTTGAGTTTAATACTCTTTCAGCAACAAACTGAAGCTCTTTTGGTATGATTAGTTTCATACCTCTAACAGCAATCTTTAGACCTCTTTCGTCGGTTAGACCGGCGATGTCAATCAACATCTGCTCCAATGAAGTTTCATTAAGATCAGCAGCAGTAGAAAGCAAGTTTCTCTGGTTGCCGTTTAATGATGGATGTGAAGATGAACATAAAGCAGCACCATCACCAATCGCACTACTTGAGCTAAACGCATTGTTCAGGATCGCAGCAGCTTTAATCTGCTTTGTCTGAGCCATGGATCTAGCCAAAGCTTTTGTGTA